TTCCGTCACACTCACCAGCAGAACCGGCCATCATCATTAGTCCAACCATTATTAAAATAGAAGAAATTATCATTTTCATAGTGTTTTTGTCCTTTCTCATCATTACTAGCATAGAATACACTAGATAAATACTAGAGTCAAGCACTTTTTTTTTTTATATTAATTAAAAAAGCGAGTAAAATCAACAATTTATGAAGTTTTTTGTACTACTTTTGTTCTTTTTCACGATTTCCTGCTCGGAAATACGAAAAAATTGCTCGATTCGGCCTGATTTAGAGCGAATCGGCGAATCAGCAAATGAAAATATTGAAAATTTGTCTGAAACAGAATGGCGAAGTGGTGAAATGAAGTGTGATTACTAAAATAAATAATTAATAAAGAGGTTTTATGGCAAAAATGCGATTATTTAAGTTTTGGAATGAAAATGGTGATGAACATGAAAGAGAAGCAATCAGTTTAAAGAAGGCCGTCCGTTCAGTTCAAGGTGATTACGAAAAAGATAAACAAATAAGTGTAGAGTATATCAGTAAAAAAGGTAAACAAATGGTACATGCAGTAGTAATACCATTTGGTAGAAAGATTAGAGAAGCAATTTTACAAGTTAAGAGAAGAGAGGCAGAAAAAGCGAAAAATGCCAGCCGTTAGTAGAGTAGGAGATAGTCTCTCCACAGGTCATATATGTTCAAGCACAACTACAATAGCATCAGCAAATACTGATGGTACTGTCAAAGCAAATGGTATTAATGTTATTGTAGTTGGTGCGCCTACTGTATCACACCCATTTCCACCAGCACCACCTTGTGCTCCTCATGTGGCCAACTTAAATGCAGGTTCACCAAATGTTTTTGTAAATAGTATTGCAGTTGGTAGAATAGGTGATAGTGCTGATTCTGGTGCAATGACAAGTGGTAGTGGTAATGTTTTTGCAAACGGTTAAAAAAACTTTATAAATATTACCGTTATGGCAGTATATGACGCACAAACCCAAAGTACAAGTACAAGAAACTCCAGAAAGTTTAAGGATATCGACTTAGACTTTGGCCGTAATGCTGTCACAAATGATGTTAATACTGTAGAAGATGTTGTAGCAGTAAAAAGGTCTGTTAGAAATTTAATTCAAACTAATTTCTATGAAAGACCATTTAGACCAGAATTAGGTTGTGGTGTAAGAGAATTACTATTTGAAAACTTTACACCTATGACTAAAGTTTTTTTAGAAAGAAAAATTGAAGAGGTCTTAGTCAACTATGAACCACGAATATCTTTAAGTGGTGTTTCAGTAGATGATGACCAAGATAGAAATAGATTAGTTGTTGACATTTATTTTTATGTAGTAGGCGTAGCCGGTCCACAAGTAGTCCAAACATTTTTACAAAGGGTAAGATAATAAATGTCAAGTCATAAAATTACAGTATCAGACTATGATTTTGAATTAATCAAAACTAATTTAAAAACTTTCTTACAAAGTCAATCACAGTTTCAAGACTATGACTTTGAAGGTAGTTCATTAAATATTCTTTTAGACATTTTATCTTACAATACACATTACTTAGCTTATCTTGCCAATATGGCAACAAATGAGTTGTATCTTGATAGTGCTGACATTAGAAAAAACATTGTGTCATTAGCAAAGATGATTGGTTACACACCATCATCACCAAGAGCGCCAATGGCGTCTATCAATATTAGATTAAACAATGCAACAGGTACAACTGTTACAATGTCAAAAGGTACGGTCTTTACAACAACAGTTGATAATGTTTCTTATCAGTATGTAACAAATTCAGATTTTACAATTACACCTGCTGATGGCATTTATGAGTTTAGTAATATAGGAATTTACGAAGGTACATTAGTAACATTTAAATACACTTATGATGCTAATGATGTTGACCAAAAATTTATCATACCAAGTGCTAATGCAGACACTTCAACTTTATCTGTACAAGTTCAAAATAGTGCCTCTGATTCAACAACATCAACTTACTCTTTAGCTGGTGGTTATAATAATGTAACTTCTACATCTAAAGTTTATTTTATTCAAGAAGGCCAAGATAGTAAATATGAAGTTTACTTTGGTGACGGTGTAAACGGTGCAGCTTTAGAAGATGGCAATATTGTCATACTTCAATATATTGTTACAAATAGAAAAGCGGCTAACGGCGCAAGTTCATTTAGTTTACAAGGTAATATTGGTGGATTTACAGATGTTAATATTACTACAGTTTCAAATGCTCAAGGTGGCGCAGATGGTGAAGATGATGAATCAATCAGACACAATGCACCTTTACAATATGCAGCTCAAGACAGAGCAGTAACAACAACCGATTACGAAACACTTGTTCAATCAATTTATCCAAATGCATTATCAGTAAGTGCATGGGGTGGTGAAGATGACGAAACACCAAGATATGGTATTGTTAAGATTGCAATTAAGGCTGCTTCAGGTTCAACTTTAACAGAGACTACAAAACAATCTATAATTAATCAGTTAAAACCTTTTAATGTGGCTTCAGTATCGCCACAGATTGTGGATCCTGAAACAACTTCAGTATTGTTAACATCAACAGTTAAATATGATTCAAAATCAACTACAAAATCTGCTGATACTTTAAAAGCAAATATTACAACACAGATTACAAATTATAATACAAACACACTACAAAAGTTTGATGCAATTTATAGACATTCAAAATTGACAGGCATTATTGATGATACTGATACAAGTATCTTATCAAACATTACAACTGTAAAAATTAGAAAGTCATTTACACCAACTCTAGCGTCATCAACTAGATATGACATTTATTTTAGAAATGCATTATTTAATCCTCATTCAGGACATAACTCTGCTATGGGTGGTATTTTAACTTCAACAGGATTTAAAGTTACAGGTAATGATAATGAAATGTTTTTAGATGATGATGGTGAGGGTAATGTAAGAAGATATTATCTAGTTTCTGGTATTAGAACATATGCAAATGAAACACAAGGTACAATTAATTACACAACAGGACAAATTACTCTAAACTCTTTAAATGTGGCATCAATCTCAAATATTAGAGGTTCATCATCTACAATTATTGAATTGACAGTAACACCTGATTCTAATGATGTAGTTCCTGTTAGAGACCAAATTGTAGAAATTGATGTAACAAATTCATCTATCACTGTAACACCTGACACATTTGTAGGAGGCTCTGCTGAAGCTGGTGTAGGTTACACAACAACTTCAAGTTATTAATGAACAATGGCAAAGTTTAATGAGAAACTATCAACAATACTTAACAGCCAACTACCAGAGTTTGTGGTTGCTGACCACCCTAAATTTGCCGAATTTCTTAAAGTCTATTATCAATTATTAGAATCTGCTGAATTAACAGTTGAGAGTGTTCAAGATACTACAGGTATTTTAATTGAATCTGAAACTGGTCAAACAGACAATTTAGTTTTAAACTCTAGTAGAATTGATGGTGCAAGAACACCATTAGATAATGGCGATAAAATTCTTTTAGAAGAAACTGATTACGGTAAATTTACTAGAGGTGAAACAATTACGGGTCAAACTACTGGCGCAACTGCCGTAGTTCTTGTTGAGGACTTAGCAAACAATCAATTAATTATTTCAGCACAAGATAAGTTTAGTTTGACAGAGGATGTTGTTGGTCAAACATCTGGTGCTCGTGCTACAATTAATAATTATAAACCTAATCCTGTAAATAATATTGTTGACTTAATTAATTTTAGAGACCCCGATAAAGTAATTAATCACTTCTTATTTAATTTTAGAGATGAGTTTCTAGCAACATTGCCTGAAAATTTATCAAGTGGTGTTGATAAAAGAAAATTAATTAAAAATGTTAAATCACTTTACAAAGCAAAAGGTTCTGTTAGAGGCCATGAAATGTTTTTCCGTATTTTATTTGGAGAAACATCTGTAACTTTATATCCTAGAGAAAACTTATTAAAAGCATCTGACGGTCAATTTGACTCATTAAAAGTTTTAAGAGTTATCGCTTCAGTTGGTGACCCTACTCAGTTAGTAGGTAGAACAATTACAGGCCAAACTTCTAGCGCTACTGCTATTATTGAAAATACATCTACATTTCAAATTGGTGCATCAACTGTAACACAGTTAATATTAAATGCAGATAGTATTGTAGGCACATTTACTGTAGGTGAAACTGTACAAGGAACAAGTGATGACGGAGACGGATACTTTATTAAAGCAACTGTTACAGGTATTCCAGGTTCTAAATCAATTACAAATGACGGTTCATTAAATCAAACTACTGATACGATATCTATTACATCTGGTGGTGAAGGTGCATTATTTCAAATTGAAGAAATAGGTCCCGGCAGTTTAACAGAAATAGTTGTTGACAGTGCAGGTACAGGTTATGAAATTGGTGATGCATTAGTTTTTGACAACTCTAATACAAATGGTAATAATGCAACTGGTTTTGTTAAAATTGTAAATGGAGGATTTGCAGGTGAAGATGATACACCAAACATGTCAACAGGCGACAGAATTGTATTAGAAGATGAAACACAATCAGGCGATAGATATGATGGTGATGTTATTGTTCAAGAAAAATTTACAGATTTACAACCAATCACGGATGTATTTTTAACTAATAAAGGTACACAAT